AACTTTATAAACTCTTTTCGCTTCTGCGATTTCTTCAGGGGAGTCTTCCCCAGTATCGGTACCTTCTTCAGAACCTTCAATTTCTTGTTCCTCAGCGCCCTCAGCGCCCTCAGTACCTTCAAGTTGCTCTTCTTGGTTTGCTACAATTTCTTCTGCCATTTAATTGACCCTTTCGTTTGAATATTGATCTCTGATATAGAGGTTGAAGTAAGTTCCACGGGATGCAGCATCCCTAAAATTCTCGTACTCATCAATTGGTACTTCCGAGTATCGCCAAGTTCCCGCGCCGCCACTAGGGGGACCAACAAAAATTACGTCCATTTCTCCCATTGCAATATCTGCATCAGTTGGAATAAAAACAATATCTGCTATTGCCCGGCTTTCCTTTGGCTGAAGCACTCGTCGGAGAGAAGCGAGAGTTTCGATGTTGAGTCGTTTTGCTGGCACTCTGGTATGGATTTTAAGAATCTAGCAAAATTGTGACACCAGCAATTTGGTTTATTACATTCAACTAATGGAGGATCGAGACTCAATGTACACCTGGAACTTGCTTTTGAATTTGTTGCGTAATTTGAGATTGAGTATTTGGTTGCATTTGCTGATTCAGCTGAGTTGCGCCATTTGTTGGCCCTTGGCCCGGTTGAGGTTGTGCGGCACCTATCTGCTGTTGGCGACCGAGTTCTTGCATAAGTGCCATTTTCTGCATCTCTTTAATTACGGGTTCGTTACGATACCCAACCCTATAAGCAGCTTCACGGACAAGTAAGGGACTAAAAGCAATAGCAGGATAATTAGCAAGAACGGAAAGAAATTCAATAAATTTCTGTTTCTCATCTTGAGCCGCATTCTCACTCAATGAAGTTACATCAACATCTATTCGAAAATCGTAACCGTCATTCAATTTCTCGGCACTTACCCATTGATAAGCAGGATCAGTCTGTTGAACTTCACCTAGAAACTGTTCCTTGATATTAGATGTGAGCTGTGCCCAAAGTCCGATGACAAATTTGTCCCGCGCCGTCAAAAGCACTTCTCGACCAATGTTAACCAACCAATCAACAACTGTATCTCGTTCTTTTGTTTCTCTGATCGAAGATCGTTGATTGATGATCTGCGCTTGTGTTGCAGTTGTACGATCTGCCACACCACGACTTTCTGAACTAGTCCCAGAAATTTTGTTAAGATCATCAGAAGATGTAACCATCGCATTCTGATTCTCTTGTCCCATTGCGGCATTCTCAATAGGGAGAATCGCATTTGGTCGCTTTACTTTGATGAGTGCACCATCAGCACCACTCTCAAATTTCTCAATTTCCTCATCGTCGATAAAATCCTGAACTACTTGAAACTTTCTGACAAATCGACGTCGATGAGCACGTTGTGATTCACGTGTTTCGTTGATTTCATCTTGTGAACTGAGCCATTGGAATGCCGGTGGAACTGGGTAAAATCCTTCAGTAGAAGTACGACGATTAGGACGGTAATCAAAAAGATTAAGTCGTTTGAATTTCTTCTCATAAATTGTTACACAGGGAGAATCAAGGACAATTAATCGATTGCCGGCGCGGATATCCCAAATATGCCAAATTTTGAGAGCACCATTCTTCAATTTGTCTGAATCACTATCGCCATAAACAGTATCTCTATCGGGGTTTTGAGGGGTAGCATTTTGAATTTTATCTGAGTTCTTGATACCTTTTAGAGCAAGTAGGTCATCTTTATAGATAAATTCATAATAACCAACCCATGAACACCGACCAAGGTATTTATTATCAACTCCTCCCACCCGAAAGCGTCGGGCTCCAATATGTTTGAAATAAATTCGCTCATTTATAGGTAATTCAGTAGGTTCTTGAACGATTTTCGATTTATTGGAGGGATTTATCTGTGTTCCACTCGCCAACAAGGGTTTCTGTGCATTAGGATTCAAAATCCAATCAGCAGCGTAACCAACTTCCATCATTCCGAAGCGAAAAAAGGAATCTTTATAAGCCATTTCCACTTCTTCGCGAAAATTCTGCTTATTGTCTTGGATTATGGAATTCAAAATATCTTGTTTGAGATTTGCGGCATCGCCAGCAGATTCAAGATCATCAGATTGGTTCGCCTCCCGCGCGGAAATAAGGTATTTCGGAAAGGTGGGAATAAATTCAGCAATCTTTATCTCAATTGTCTCAAAAAATTTGTTGATTGTATAGGGCGAATAACCATCTGTTACATTTGCCCATTGACGACCCTCATAGTATTCTTCAAGTATTTTACATTTGAAGAGTTTTTCCCAGCCGTCGTGATATCTGTTCGCACTCTCGATCCGGGAGGACCAAATTTGATCGTCGACTTTTTGTTTTGTTTTATTAGAATCCATCAGCCTTAGGCTCCAACGGATGCGGCGGCAGATACAACGAGTTTATTTCTCTTCATCTGATTCTTAAACCATTTGATAGAATTTCGAGGAACTTTTCGATGTTCTGCGGGACGTTGAGTTCCGTGCATTGCTACGAAATATCTAATCGGATCATAAGCATGGTCCGTGAGAGAATCTTCTCTAGCATCGTCGTAGATAGCTTTTCCTTCATGATATCCAATAAGCTTTCTTCTTTGAGATTGAAGTTGGGTAATAGAATGGTAACAGCCGTTGGGGTAATCGTCGGATCGTTTAATGAAATAAATACCCGGACTCCCATCCTTTCCGGTGATTGGATGCTTAAAATTTCCGGATTCCCTAAGGAGTTCATTTATTCTATTCCGAGTGGCAAACTCATTATTGTCTGCCGCAATCCAAGAGATCGGCGGCGCGGAGATATCTCTAGTAATGTATTCATCTGCTACTGTCCAAAATCCACCATTCTTTTGACTTTCCACATGAAATATAGAAGGGTCAGCATATGACCCAGCATAAGACTCACCAGCAGAAAGCTCGACAATGTTAGACCGATGCTTAGAAATGACTTCATTTGCTAAATAATATTCCCTGTAGAAAATGTAAACCCCTTTGTAGCTCGCAGCCCAGAGACAACAAGTAGGCGATGTTTCTCCATGGTCCATTGTCCGAAAGAGGTTTCCTTTACGTTTAATCTCCTCAATTAGTTCTGGCGAAGCATCAAGAAGACTTTCGGAAAGGAGACGATGGATTTGGGCATTTGAGATTCCCCATTTTCCTCGGATGTATTTTTCTTTCCACTCTTCGTCATGTAGTAAAGCGTCTTCATACCCTTCCTTACTTCCCAAACCCGCATCCCATTCGCCCTCTGCGAAAAAATACTTTGGGTTCCTGTCGAGGGAGTCTGGATGGAATTTTCGGTAGATAAAATGAAATTGCGTATCAGGGTTGCAGAGCAATAGGAAATACGATGGAGCAATATATTTCCCTGTTTTTTCATTGATTGACCAGTTTGGGTATTCATCTAACAGTCTTTGGGGAATTTCTGCATCATCCCATCTTCCAACACGAGCTTGGAGAATATCAAATACTTTCTCCTCAATTTCTTCTGCCTGATCTACTAAAATCGAATTGACTTCAAGACCGCGAAGGGTAGATTCATCGACTTTATCAAGATGTAACCAAAAGATCACTGACCCATTTATTAGAGTCGTAACCCCATCTTGTTGATTATCAGATGAGATTAGTTCCTTTGGGCAAATCTTGAAGAATGTTTGACGAGTAGTTTTTTTGAGATCCGCGCCGACTTGACGACAGATAGCAACTTTGTAACGAGGAAAGGTGGAGAGAAGAACTAGAAGTTTAGCACAACCGATAAAAGATTTGCCATTATTGAATCCGCCTGAGAAACATTGATTCCGTTCCCGCGCGTAAAAAACTGATCTCTGCTGATCGTTGGCAAACCCAAATTCTAAATTCATTTATTTAATAGAGGGGAGCCAGCTGACTGGATGTTCTGGCTCCCCTTACTCAGATTACATAACTAGTTTTTGGCAAATAGTTGTAATCTTGAGAACTTAATTAAACTGCGGGCGGAGCCGGTGGCGCCGGTGGAGGAGGAACAACCGGAGTATTTGTAGCAACCGCAGCAGATAAAGAAGCATTATTATTTGCAAGAGTTGTTTGCAAAGTTGTCAGTGCCGCCAATTGAGTAGCAGTTGCTCCTTCTGCTACTGCCGCTGCTACTGCACTTGCAATCTGTGCTTGAATTCCGCTAATCAAAGTAACAGCGGAAGTTTCAACACTCGTATCATTTGCTACAGCAACTTGGAGTGCTGCAATCTGGGTATCAAGTTGGTTCATTTTTGTTTGTATCTCCTTAAGTATAGTTTGGTTTTGTGTAACAATCGTAAGCAACCGATTTAATAGTTGCTTTGTTCCGATAAGAATCATTTTCAGACTCGATTCAGTCTAGAATTAGCTGATTTTGCACCCGCGCTGGCTCCGCGACTTCTTGCAGCAAGGATCGCCCCTGCTGCTTCTTTTGAATATCCCTCACCTTGAATTTTTGATTGTACTGCTTTAAATCCAGGATGTTTTTTTGAATGCTTGAACCCAGCTGCAATGGCTCTCATTTTGTCCACTTTTATGCCTCCTCTGCATCAGCCACATTAAATGCGTGTGCCATGTGTTGTTTCACAGAGGAAAGATTTTTGTGGACTGCTTTGACAGGAGCTGTATATTCAGTTGGGCCACTGTGCAATCCTTTGAATTCGGTAGTAGAAATATACCCTCCTTTTGCTTTCTCAACCGAAATTCGTTGAGCTGCTCCTTTAATCGACGGCGTGGGAGTTGACATCTTCACGGCTGTATCTCGAACTGTTTTATTCAGGGAAGCCATTATACAACGCCTCCAAGAATTGGACTCGCCGGCGCGGAAGATGGCCCGGTTGCAGGATTTGTGGTCGAGGATATATCTGCGATTGAAGGATGCCCACCATACAATTGCCCAGTTCCATGAATCCATGCTGTAAAAACATCCAC